ATTATTAAACCAACAAAAAAAAAATAAAAAAAAAAAAAAACCCCCCCCAAAAAAAGGGGGGGGCGTCTACCTATGAAGGCTATTCTCAAAACCAATACTATTATAGCACAAAAAAAGCCCCAGCAAAATGCTGAGGCTCGACCACTACCACCATGATATCCCTGTTGTGGTGTGAGGGGAGGTGATATACTCCTTTTCGTTTTTTAGTTTTCGTGGTTCTTTTATTTAATTATACACCAGTTTGGCCTTGTGTAGCTTGTGCACGTTCTTCAATAGCCTTAACTACTGAGGCACTAGCTTCATTGATTGCCTTAGAGACTGCTTCAGCATCGTTCGCTTGACTTACAAGGAAACGCTCAAAGTCTGCATCATCCAACTGCAAACGTTTAGCTCCAGTCGCTTCGAGGGCGTCTACTGTACCCATTGAGCCAATACCAAATACACGACCGTTAACAACTGCTACCCATCCTTGATTTCCACTATCGCTACGTACTACAAAATTCATAATATCTTCTTCCTCTTTCTTATTTACTAGGCTATCACCATCATTGATGATAACAACATTCTTATCCAATCCACCAGCTAGACCAGTGCTTGTAAACTGCCACCAGCGTGTATGTTCCATGTTTGGATATACGCCCCAGTATGGCTCTGGGCGTACCTCATAATCTGGATACGCTGCAATCCATAAGCTATTAGGATAGCGTGCAGTAATCTGATCTACATACACGTTAGCCAATGTATAAGGCTTGTAACTGTAATAGATAGGCTCAAAGCCGTTTGCCTTACAGATATCCATAAACGCTAGGACTGCATTAGTGTTCGCTTGCTTATCACCACTAGCTCCGTCCTCATAGTCACATACTAAATAGCGTGGATGGGATGGCAAGTTGCTGATAAAGTAATTCGCTTCAGCTTGTGCCGTTGCCACATCGCCACCAAATCGTGCAAAGTGGTAGTAACCAATACAATTACTTGTGTTGGTTTGCTGAGTGGCTACTGGACTAGCCCAGCCCACACCCTCGGTTACTTTGATAACTGTATTGTTCGTACCACTAGCACTACAGATACTAGTTAGGTCGCCTGGTTGGTAAGCTGACACATCGATAAAGTAAGTGTTTTCAGTCATGCCATCGAATGGCAATTCAAACCAACCAACCATTTGCTGAGCTGGTGCATTCCAGTCAATATAACTGAAATTCCCAGCACTATCGAGGTTTCGAGTGACCTTGCGTGTCCAACCGCCGTTATAGAGACAATCAGCGTTACCGTCAATATTCTGTTCGACTGTGGTAACAGTGCCGTCTGGGTTTTCTGCAACCACAAAACCGATATGCCCGAATTGATGATACGGCAAACAGTTAGTTACCCAAACACTGCCTACTGGCGGATTGTTAGATCCGTTAAATCGTGTTACCTTAAGCCCTTGGCTTTCTGCTCTACTTAATCCATCAATCGCATTTAAGTAGCTGAAATCAAGATTAAATAAACCCGCATATTGTAAAACGTAGTCAATCAAGCTGATACACTGCCCGCCATAAGGGTTAGTAGGAACAGTGACACGTTGATTGACTAGGCTCTCAAGCGTGTTTAATAACTGTGTTTTAGATGTCATAGGTCTCCTTTCTCATAATTATTTTTGAATGCTCTGTTTAATCTCCGAGATAGTTCTCTCCAACTCTTCGACCTTCTGTTTTAAAGCTTCAATTTCACTTGTAGGTAATTGTGATTTTGTTACGATTGGGTCTTCCGCAAATTTATTTTGTTCTAAAACCTGTAGAAAAAAGTTATTGTATGTTGGAAACAGTCCGTATGCTTGGCTGATACTCAACGATGAGGATTGTTTATCTTTAATTTCCTTGATATCCTCACCAACCGCTTGAGCAAATTCTGTAAACTTACTCATAATAATCACGCTTTCGCAGTGTTATAAACGCTCACAAGGTCTTCTTGTTCGATAGTATCAATACGAGTACCCAATTCTGTCATTTTACTGATGATACCACTGTCAGTGTTGCCACCCGTTGCACTGATTTTATCAGCGATTTCCTTGAGTGTGTCAAGTTCCTCTGGGGCGTTACCGATAATATCGGTTTTCGCTTGGTTGATCGCTTGTGTCAAGCGTTCCTCGGTGATACCGTTAGCGGTCACTTCCCCTTTTTCAGCCTTGCCAGCCAACGCTGTTTTAATTTCTTTGATATCAGTCCCAACCGCTGTGGCAAAATCATGTAATTTACTCATTTATTTTCCTTTCAAATTTTAGCTAGGTTATAGATGTTTACGAGGTCTTCCGTGGTTTCTCCACCAGTGATTAAACCAGAATCTCGCAATTCATCCGCTAGTAACTTTAGTTTAGGGTCTTTTTTTGATGGAATCGCACTATCAATGTTAAGCGAACTCTTGACTTTCACCTTGAAATTGTTAGACGGGAAAATATGCCCGTTTAGTTTAATTTCAAGATAGTAAGTGCCCGGCTCTACAATATCGCCCATGACAAAGGTAAAATGCCCGTTTTCTACGGTTACATCTTGATACAATGCCACGGTTTCATCGTTTGACAGTGTGAGCTTACCAGTACCGGATAGCTCCATGCGTTTTCCATCAGCCCCTAGAATTTCAAAACCAAACACGGAAGTGGTGTCCCCAGATTTGAGAACATCACCGCCTTGGATTTGGTTGATAGAGGTCATGAGTTTAGCCATAAGCTAGTCCTCACGAGGTTGGTTGTAATTTAACGCACGTTCACTGTCTGCCACGCCCTTAGTCGTAGGGTCGGTAACGATACCCAAGATTACCAAGATCACTACGAAAGTATTAACACCCTCTTGGATATTATGGGGAATTTCAAGCCCGAATTGTTGCAACATCAAAAATACTGCTGAGATAAGAGCTACTAGAGTAGCTTTGTTTTGCAAACGTAGTTTAAAATTAATCATCTTTTTCTTCCTCCTCGATGAGATTAAATTTTTCCTTATCAATATTTTTCTTGACAAATCTGTCAATGAAGGGAATTTCAACCCCTAGAGCCGATAAGCTAGCTAAAATGCTAGCCCCGTATGCTGATAGCATAGCGAAAATAAAGGCATCCATAGCACCGCCTAGATTCATAAAAACCATAAACGGATAAGACACGGTTACGATAATCAACATAGCCGTGTGGCTAACCAATCCTTTTCGGAATCTGCGACTGGAAAACTCATGGAAAGCCCATGACCTTGAAACGCCCAGCACGATATCAGCAACGATAACAAGCATGAGCAGAAACACCCAGAGGTGGTCGTCTATGCCGTGCTCGTAGAAATCTTTGACGACTTCAAACACGCCAAAAATGCCGTCTGGTTTGTGCATTTAACACTCCTTAACATTTTTATTTAACCCCCATTTTTAACGCATTACGCCTGTGTAGTATCAGCCAAAATTTCGTCCTCTACTTTATAACGCAAGTCACGCAATGCACGTTCGTCTGTACGCATTTCTTGGCGGTGTTTAGCGTAGAGTTCAGCGTTAAGTAGATTCTCTTGAACAGTAGAAACTGCATTGGAATCTACGCTGATGAAAGTCTGTTTTACAAGGATTGTAGCTCCTTCTTCTTCGACGTTAAATTCTGCATTGATTGTGCGTTGTTTTGTGATTTTGAGTGACATAATTATTTTCCTTTCTTAATTATCTTCAGTAAGATATGTGACTGTGCCGGAATAGATAGCACGGTCTTTAGATTGATTGGTAAGCCTAATCGAACCGTCTGAGGCAAGGTGCCAGACTGCCACACCAGCGTGGCCAGTACCGATGTTCTTATTAGCGACAAGGTGCACTTCCGTAGCCGGTCTAAAGCCCTCTGGAATGGCATCGTTATCCATTTTCCCATATTCATAGACACCGACCTCGTTAGCATCACGAAAAAGGCTGGCAGTTACTACTGAGCCTTTTTTGACGAAGAACGCTCTAACGCCCCAACCAAAATCAACCGTTCGTTTAATAAATGGTGGTTCTGGCTTTTCTTCTTTCTCCGGTTTAGGTGTGTATTCAATCCACGAGTCATTAGAATTGCTGGTTACTGTACGTTTAAACATACGACCAGATACAGTCGTTAGTGTTTGGTGGTATCCAGAAATGCTTTCCACGACTTCCAAATAAGCACCCTCGCCCGATGCGGGATGGTTTTTGTAATTTCCTTGAATCGAATAGAAACCAGTAGTTCTATAGTCGTTTAGGTTAGCTACCTTGTTATCAATCGCCACACCGTTTGGCTCGGTCAGTTTGTGGTGTTGAATCTGTTTTCGGTCTGAGTAAATCAAGCCGTTAACATCCAGTGCACCCATTTCACGATATTTACCAATCCCAACGCCATCACGCTCATAGCTCATTGCTACCTTGTCTGTTGAAACCGTGATAACAAATTCTGTGTATGAGAATTTATCTTCAACACGCCCCAGCACTTCCCATGAGGTATCGGCTGGATATTTACCGTTTAGATTAGCATCCGAGCCATTTAATTCAGAAATATTCTGCCACTCGTTCGTGCTATCAGTCGTGTAAGCATCCGCTCCAACCTTCCTTGTTTTAAAAGTCAGCTTGGTTGTGTTTTTTTGCGTTCCATTGACGGATAGGGCTGCGACTTTCAAAAATCGTTTCAGTGTGATCGTGTCTAATTTCTCGCCCGTTCGTTTTGCTTCAAAGCGTAGGGTTGGGTTGAAATAGGCTAACACCGTTATAGGTTGTTCTCGCCAATCAGACCACAACCCACGACTGTCTTGGACTTTAGCCCTAACAGTCATTTGTTTGTCAGTCATCGTTGTCGGTACAGTTAAGATACCGCCGTTTGTTTGAGCCGAGGTGTTTCCACTAACGATTTCCGCATAGTAACCTGTGATGGAAGCCCCCGCTGCACCTCTAGCACCGTCAAATCCTACTTTGATACGGGATAGCGTACTAACGAAATGCGTTGGGCTTGGAATAAGGTTTTGTGTTACTGGGTTTGTATCTGATAGATTGAAACCAGTGAAACCGGGTTTGAAAAGATTGGTCGGGACACTGACCGTGATTTTTCGAATATCCCTCCCCCTCTCAATCCCGTCAGCGTATGATATGTAAGTTATCGTTCCCGTTCCACTCGTCGAGTTTGGGAATTGATTAGCGATATCAATAGGCGGTGTCCATGTATAGCTGGTATCGATATTATCCCCAGCGATTTTCTGATCCCAATCCCCAACACGAACCCAGATAGAATGTCTCATCCATGCTTCACGCTTGGTAATGTTGATGGTCACTGGTTTGGCGATTTCAGCCGTTACATCCGCACCGTAGCTGGCACGAGAAATGGTAGTTAGAGTGTAGTTTCTCCCCGAAATACTTGTATTGATTGGGTTATTGCCACCCGTGCTATGAAGCTCCCCACGGTATACCACCGTACGAGTACCGTCTCCGTCGTGGGCAATAGTAACCTCTTGGTCAATCAGTGCTTTCGTCTGGTTGGGTGTCTGCATGTCTATTGTGCCAGAGTAGGTCAAGCGTTTCCCGTTATCGTATTCAATGAATCCCGTACAAGGAATGTTGGAAATCCTTTGGTCCCCATTACTTATGAACATTTGAAAACGAACTTGAGAGGTGTTGTTTTCAATATTCGTGCTAACTTCATAGCCACGAATCTGTATATACGCCCCAGTCATTAATAATTACCTCCTACCCATTTAATTACGTTTCGGTTCGGGTCAATCAAATCTTGTTCTTCACGATAATACCCAATTTGAATAGCTTTCGAGAAAATACCATTCTCGATATGGATAACACCTTTATCGATATACATGACTTCAGTACCCGAACTAAACATAGAGATACGTTTATCTGAAACCATCACCGAATTAGAACCGTCATTTTTCCCAATGGTCAAGCCTTCGTTGGATGCTCGCATGTAATTGTCAAGGAAATTCCAACGCTCCGAGGTCTCGCCTAAATCATTTTTCAGTTTCACAATCCGCTGACTAGCTTCAACCAAGGCTTTTTCAGTCTTATTCTTGTTCTCTTGGTTCGTTGACAAGAAATCTTGGTAAGACTTCACCCACTGGTTGACCACCGATAGACTGGCTTTGGCTTTCAATTCTGCTTGTACGATTGAGTTAAGCTCGTTCAGTTTGTTAATCTGGTCTTGCGTCAACGCACTATCAGCCTTGCCGTCTAATTGGCTTTTTAGGTCTTTCGGTGATGCTTGCCATGCTCGGTCAGTCGTTCCCTCGTAGCAATCCAATTCAGTGAAGAATAGCAACGACTGACTGCCGTTAGTAGTACCAGTGTTATCAATACGGATGAAGCCTTCATCACATTCACCAGAGTTGAAAGTGAAGTGAAATTTCTTAACACCGCTCGTGGATGGCGAACCATCGAAATGCTTGATATTGACTACCTTGCTAAAATCTTTAGTTTCGTTTGATTTGCGTCCAAGAAAATAGATATCCATTCCCTTTAGATTACCGCCTGCCAAAATCGAAATGTTAAGTGAATAGTTAGCATTCCGTTTCACTGGAAATCTCAGCGTAGCGCTAGGCGTTGTTGTTATTGTTGTTGTTGAAAGCAAAAACAACGGCTTAGAACCGTTGTAATAGAGTGAATGACTTGACACAGATAAATTCGAGTTAGGTTGAGTAGCTAACCAATACCCCCAACCATCCAGATTGTCCGGAAAAGCTGAGTTACGGATAAGGTTTTCACCACCTACCGAAACACTACCGGTCATGTCATTCCAAGAATAATCGGCTGGATTGGTACTGTCTGTTCTGTCGAAGTTGGTGCATACACCCAAATAACGCTTGTTACCATTCTGGGTCAAACTAAAACCATTTCGACCATCGGCACTATCCGCATAGGCAAAATGGACGTAAGGCGTTCTTCCGTCTGCCCCAGCTTTACCCGGGATACCATCCCGTCCATCGCTACCCTTCCACTTAGACCAGCGATAGTCTTGTGGGTTACGGCTATCTGTGGCATTAAAGTCTTGGTACATACCGATGAAAGCCTTGTTAGTATCCGTTTGACTAAATCCACTACCAGAAACGGTATCAGCGTAAGCAATGTGGGTGTACTGTGTTTTACCATCAGCACCCTTAACACCGGGTATACCTTGGTCACCTTTTGGACCTTGCAAGCCTTGTGGACCGACAGGACCAGTTAGCCCTTGCGGTCCTTGTAAACCTCTGTCACCTTTTTCACCCCTGTCACCTTTCGCACCGGTATCACCCTTAACACCTTGAGGACCTTGCTCACCGATTTTAGAAACCGAGTAGCCAGTTTCATTCGTATTATCGGTGTAACTCCAAACCGTTTTCGTCCAAAGGAATTGCCCAGCCGGTACGTTAGGTACTTGACTAGTCCAACCAGTCGTTGGTGCTACTGTTCCCGACGTCCCTTGTGCGTAGGTGATTGTGGTACTACGAATACCGACACCATCCTTACCAGCAATACCATTGTTACCATCGTTACCATCTCTGGCAACGTAGGTTTTCTGATATCCAGTTTCACTAGAGAAATCGGTATACATCCACTGTGTCTTAGTCCATAGGTATTTACCTTTAACCAAAATAGGCGGGTTGGAAGTCCAGCTCGTAGGCATTACAGTGTCACTGTAAGACATGCCGTATGTAATCGTGGTAGTTTTCAAGCCTACCCCATTTTTACCCGGCAAACCGTCGTTACCTCTATCGCCTTTAGGTCCGGCTGGTCCTTGCGGACCTTGTGGCCCAGGAGTGCCATTTCGACCATCGGAGACATTTAAAAAAGTAACTTCCTCTGAAGCCACTTCTTTATTATCTACCCACGCTGAAACCGTTAAGGCGGTTGGTTGGGTAATCTGTGATGCCACCATGTCATAGGTCATACCAACATACTTAATAACACCGTCGATTACAAAACGCCATGTTGCGTTAACTGTTCTATCACCTTGTTTCAAGACTGGTCGAACAGCCGAGCGACCAACACCGTTTTTAAATACCGTGCCGTTGGTAGTCGTAATCTCGACACGGTATGGCAATGATTTAGAAACAATCTCATCAATGCGTTGTTGCAAGCTGCCAGACGGTTTATTGTCTAGTTTTCTGAAATTGGTAAACACAACCGAGTTATTCAATGGCATATCAAAACTGATTACCATTTCAGACACACGAGCTTCAAGGGCTAGACCACCTCTAAAATTATTATTAATAATCTTAACGGTATCGCCTAAATTAACATCCTTATAGTTTTCCATGAAGCTGGAATGGACATCAACCGTGTAAGTCATGAGTGGGTAAGCATACTGTTTGATGGTACGTAAGGCGTAACCTTTCAAAGAGTTAACATCCTTGTATTCAGTTTGGAAGTCCTTGCGTGTCCAGTTATCAGCGTTATCTGGATTCATGGTAGAAGGATAGCGTTCCCTAGATAGTGGGGCGAACACATAACTACTGCCACGCCTTGAGTAAAACTCTACTTGTCCTAACTCGTTCCTTTCCTCAAACTCGACACTTTCAAGGTTAACACCGTCAGCACCAGTGAATACCCCAGCATTGAATAACTGTGTCTTATCACTCGTAACTTGTACGCCCTTGAGCTCGTTTTGATAGTGTAGCACCACATCCCCACGAGCCTTACCAATGCCGTGGTGATTATCGTCTGGGATTTGGTAAATGTCGATAGTAAATTTCTTGATTGTACCATCTCTATTTAACTCGGTACGGAAGGCAAATTCAGCATCGAACTTAGACATGAGGCTGTGTAATTGTGCCAATTTCGTGTCTTGTGGCTCAAATTCAAGCGTTCTTGTTTTATCAGACACCTCGTTAACGCCAATTTCAAGGTTTGTAAATCCTAGAATTTCAAGGTGTTCTAAATACCATGCAATATTTTGTGCCCCGTTACTTTTAAGAGCAACCGACTGCTCTTGTGCCAATTCCAAGTTAGTGTTATTACAAGTCACTTGGAACGTCGTGTCGTTCTCAACTAACTGCGACACATAGAAAACATGGTAAGTATTATCGTAGTAGAACGAAACAAACATATCGTCATTGATATATTTGACATCCTCGTGCAGTTTCCCGTTGACAATCTTAGGGATTGTGAAATCGAATGTACTAGTTGAGTATTCAAGGTACTGATGCCACTGACTGTTGGAATAAGGCAACATGCCAGGAACGTTATTATTTAAAGCACAAACCTTACGCATGTTCTTGTCATGAATCCAAATTTGCATTAAATGAAACGCTCCTTCCATGTTACTTCAATAGTCGGGTCAGTCCTTGTCCAACTCGATGTGTAGATATCGATTTCTGTATCACCAGTACCAATGCTGAATGGCTCGGATAAGTATGTTAGCTCGTTAGATGCTGGCAAGTTATCAACCAAGGTTTTTCCTTTTGCCATGTCGATTTCAAGAATAGAACCCTTACGGAAACGATTAGGGATATCTTCTTCTTTATTCACATAATCTTTTCGATAGACAAAACTATCCAGATACATGTGAGTTACAAGCGGTGCATCACCGATACCGAAGAAACCAACACTAATCTTTGCTGACTTCTTCCCTTTGATCTCTGGGATTTTAAACTTAGGATACCCGCCTTGATAGTAGAATTGTATTTCATCATCAAAACGTTGCATATCCGCCCAACCTTGTGGTTCGTTAAATGGGTTTTGGGTCATGACATGCGTACCCCAGAATGATTTTCGGTCTAACGTGCGATAACTTCCGTTACCGTCACTGGCAAGGAAACGATACTCGCACCCTAGACCGTTGACATGCTTAAGGGTTTCCACGCCATAGAGAAACGTTCCGTTTGCATCCGTTACAGATATCTTGATATATCCGCACTCATTAGATGCACCCAACCAGAAAATTTGTCTCCACCACATATACTCATATAGTGAGCCTTTTTCTCGGTTGCTATCCGCTGGAATCTCCCATGTAATTGAACTGCCACGCAAGGAAGTTGAGCCACTACCTCGATTAGTCAAGGCAATGTGTGGCCTACCCCATGCGTTATCAATCGCAAGCGTTCCGTTCAAACTTTGCAAGTTATCGTTGAATCGCCCTTGGTTTTTCGCACCATTAGCAAAACCGTTGGTAATCCAGTTATTAGAAACATAGTCAAATAGAATTTCAGATTGTTTGACCGTCCGAGTGTCAGCCTCGTTAGGATTGCCAATCTCGTAGCTTTCGCTAGAAGACTTCACAATCCCAACCCAGCCATTATCTGAGTTAAATTTCAGCTTGATATCTGGGTAGGTTTCAGCCGTACCGAAGTTTTTTAGAGTCGCCTTGTAATGGCCAGTAGAGACTTTCTTAATACTTCCGTACTTCGTTTCACCATCGCTACTTACTAGAGCTTGTACCTTGTTCTCGCCGTAACTTTTAGGCACATCGAACGTGACCGTTACCGTTGCGGTGATAGGTGCAGTGTTCTTATCGACTGCTAGCGATGCTTGTCCAGACGGGATAGCTTCCCAGACCTTGTTAGGCTCATCACCGAAAATCAATGGTTTCGGTTTATCTACGTTGAGATACCCGCCCAACGTTTCAGCGATAGTATTAAAATAGTCGTAGTTTCCAACGAGGGTAAACGATACTTGAATCTGCTTAACGGACAAGGTGCTATATAGGAATTGCTGACCATAGCGCCTACGTCCTTGGTCTTGATAGTTGTTATTGAAGTTAGATGCCACATTTTTCGTGACATCCACCGGAACGGTGCGACCTTGACCTTCATTAAATAATTCGGTTAAGTTCTTACCATCATAAGTTACTGACATTCCTATCAAATAATGCTACCTCCTAGCAACGCTTGTCTGCGTTCGTAATCGTTTGTCGCTTTGGTCATAAACGGCGCGAGCCCGTTTGACACGCTTCTACCATCGATGATATTTCTAACTTCGATTGGATTAGAGCCGTTGGTTACTAATTGACCAAGCAAGTCAATCATGACATCTAACTTACTTTCAAGCATAGACACACGCCCTTGGTCTGAACCGTTATCGTGGTTTCCTTGTGGGGAATCACCAGCAAAACGGGCCACTGCTTCAGTGAGTAGTTGCCATGCTCTGCCACGTTTGGCGATGTCCGTAGGGATAACATACTCTGGCATGTCGCCTTCAGCTAATTCATAAACACCGTTTTTGTGGACTAGACCACCGTTAGCGTAGCCATAAGCGGCCACACGGTTAAAGGCTGCGTCTGACGTACCATAGCGGTGCTTGATGTAGTTGATTGCAGCAAGCAAGTTATCATAACCGTTACGGATGTTGTTGTGTCCTGGGTGTTTGTATGCGTTAAATGTTGGGCCGATGGTCTGCATCAAACCAATAGACGGTGTACCAGCTCTGGCGTTACTATCCCAGTTGTTTTGTACGTTAGGGTCACCACCAGATTCACGTTGGATAGTCGCCAAAATCTTAGATACACGGAAGTCATTTGGTTCAATACCATTAGCCTTCAACGCTCTAACTACGGACTCACGCCAACGAGAAACCCCAGTTCCTTGTGGCCCATCTTCACCACCACCCGGAGGGCTGAGCAATGGACCAAGGGTTTTCTTAATCCAGTCGAACATGCCACCGACTTGGCGTTTAATCAAGGTTTGAAGTGGGCTGTTACGGTCCTTAAGTGGCTTACTATTATCTTCACCACCGCCACCACTATCACGCACCCCAAAATCAAGGAAAGTAGCAGCGTTAGAGATGTGACGGCCAGCGTATTGGTGATACTGACCGTTACCGCCATAGTTGTATTCTTCACCATCGTAGGTGTCGCCATGAACGGCTGTGACAAAGTCAACGTGGTTGCTTGAAACTGGACCGCCAGTATAGACGGCTACCGTACCCGGTTTAGGTCTGCTTAAGTGCGGTACGCTGGCAGAAATCCATTGGTTACCATTACCGAGGTGGCTAAACAGACTAGGTTTAACACCAAGGTTAGCCAAACGGCTGGCAACGAAGGATACACACTCACGATAGAAATACCCCCAAGGGTCAGCACCAGCGTCTTTAGCCTTATCTTTGAATCGGTAGTCATCCCCTTTAGCACCCATAGCCACAGTGCCTTCATCCATTGAGGCACTGGCCATAGACCAAAGTTCTTTCCACCAATTCTTAGCTTCTTCGACTGGTTTCTTGTAAAGAGCGTTACCGAGTGGGTTAAACATACCAGCTAACTTATCAGCGTTAGGACTGAATTTTTTAGCCAATGATCCAACGGGGTCTTTAACGACATCACCGACAAACTCAATCATTTTCATGAATTTATCGACACCGTTCTTCATGGTATCCCATACTGAGCCAGCCACGTTAGTAGCCGTATCCCAGATTTTAGACCAGAATCCAGTACCTTTCGCAAAGGCTCCACGTTCGACGCCCATAAGCATAGCTAACTCACTAGCGTTGATAACTTCAGAGCCAGCCGGCAAGAGGTATTCGACGTTTCGACCTTGCGGCAAGAATGACTTACCGTTAGGCAAGATTACCATTTCTTGGTTGTTGGTTTCCGGACTATCGTAGCCGTCGTTGAGTGTAGCTAATGTAGGCTTGGTGATTGGGTTTCGGTATGAACTAAACATACCAGTACCACCGGCAAACTTAACTTTCGGAATTTTAGAGATAGCTTCTTTGCTACCGCCGAAATCAGAAATCAGTTTGTTGATTCCATCAATACCAGCATTAGGAAGTGCAATGACGGCATTGATACCATCACCAGCAAGTTTCTTCATGCCGTCCCACATCTCGCCAAAGCCTTTTTTGACATTGTCCCAAGTATCTTTGAAGAATTTACCAATGTTGGTTAAGGCGTCCGTGATTAGTTTGGTAATATTAACACCGAACTTCTCTTGCGTTAACGCTCCGATTTCATCCCATTTTTTAGATAGGAATTTCTTAGAGTTTTCCCAACCGTCAAACCAATTCTTATTGATGCCCTTATGGTGCTTGTCAATATCCTTACCAAGAGCAGTCATTGCTTCAGTAGCATTGCCCTTGATACCTTCCCACGTTTTAGATGCGAACTTCTTGACATTCTCCCACTTTTCGCCCCAATCTTTCTTAAGGGAGCTCATGTGTTTTGCAACGCCTTTAGCCATATCTTTGACATGGTCCACGGTGCTATCGACAAATTTTTTGAATGGTTTGTTGTGCTTGTACATCAACTCAAACCCAGCAACTACTGGATTCGATAGCACAAGCAACTTCTTAGCGGTGTTAGTAAAGGCTTTAATGCCTTTTTCACCACCAGTGAAGTAATTCTTGGTCTTTTCGAAGCCTCTCTTTGTGCTTTTGGTCATTGAATCCATCGCACCAGTCCAAGTCTTCTTCATGTTATCCCATGTCTTACCAAGCCACTTACCAGCGTTAGAAAAACCGTCTTTGATATTTTTAACAATACCATCAACGAATTTCTTAAATTTCTTATTGTGCTTATAGATCAGAGCAAAAGCTCCAGCGATAGGATTGGCAATAAATAAAAGGACTTGTTTCCAGTCCTTTTTGAAGAAATCAATAATTTTACCAAAGATTTCTTTGGTAACTTTGAAGATTTTATCAAAGGCTTTCTTGGCAGCCTTAAACATATTGTCTACAAACTCTTTGAATTTCTTATTGTGTTTGTAGAGCAGCACTAAGGAAGTGATTGCTAGTGTTACGGCAGTCACAATCAAACCGATAGGGTTGGATGCCAAAGCTAGGTTCAATACTTTTTGTGCCGCAGTCATCCCGACTGTCGCAGTTCTCCATGCGTGGATACCTTTGACGACTGCCGTGATACCCATAGCAACTTTAGAGCCTACAAAATAAGCAGCGAACAAAGAACCGACTGTTTTAATAGCCGTTTTATGTTCAGCAATGCCACCCAACGCCTTGGATAGTGATGTAACTGGTGATTTAGCCTTCTTACCGTTACCAGTCATGAGGTTAAATGCACCAGCGACACTTTTAATCATGCCCACTGCGGCTTCCCATACACCGCCAGCAAAGTCTTTACCAATGCTAAATACTGCACCTAGACTGTCTTTAACTTCCTTGAAGAATGTGACAATCTTAGGGGCATTATTAGCAATGCTTTGGCTGACTTTATCGACAACGTTGTTTAAGCCGTCCATAAAGCTATTCATTTTATCTTTGCCATCACCGAGATTAAAGACCTTAGAAAAGGCATCCATGATAGTGCCTAATCCCTTAGAGACGTGTTCCCCTAAGTTTTTAAACTTAGTTTCGGTGTTAGGGTCAGCAACCCAATCCCCAATCTGTTGTAAGAATGGGTTTTTCATTTTATCGATTGGGTCACGGAAAGCAGCAACTACCGCTGGCATACGAGACTGAATAGTTCTTTCAAGACCACCGATAGTGGTTGAGAAGTTAGCTGTCGCATCCTTGTACTTGTCTTGCAACTCGAACAAGGCCTTCTGTGCCATTTCAGAGGTAATCTTACCGTCTTTTTGAAGCTCAGCATATTTCTCTTGGGTCATGTCTGCTATGCCCAATTCTTGTGCTGCAACTTCTTTCAACTGGTTTTTCATTTCCGGAAAGACATTGATAATTGACATCATATCTTGCCCTTGGACTTTACCATTGGCAATCATTTGAGCCCACTGAGTTGCGAAATTCTCAACGGCTGCATCGGTTTGACCAAAAGCGTCTTGCAAAGTCAAGATGGCTTGCGTTTGTTGCTTAGTTAACTCGGTATTGTGGGTAACGGCATAGAATTTTTGGTTCATGCCGTCAACCATTTCGGTTGAGTTAGCCGCTGCTTGTGCCATTTGGTTGGTCATATCGACCATTTTTTTACCTTCTTCAGCATTGCCGGTTAAGGTAAGCCAAGTGGCATTCATGGTTTGTTGGTATTTGACATACTCAGCACTGGATTGTGCGATTTCGTCAAACTTACCCTTGATAGCTCCCAATGCGTTTTGGAAACCGTTGCTAATAAGATTAGCTGCAAACGTTGCCCCAAAGATACCTTTCAAACGTGAGGTTTTATGCTCAGTCTCATCGACTTCATTCCCCAAACGCTTGAAGCTATCCTTTAAGCGACCAATGAACGTGCTAGATCGTTGACTTTGCTCAATTTCATCGTTCAGCTTATCAGCAGCATTGCGAGTGTGTGCTAGACTTGTCGCCGTTTCATCCAAGCGTTGCTTTTGCTTGCGATATTCATCGCTTGTTCTTCCGGACTGTTTAGCGACACGCTCAAGCATTTCTTTTTGGGTCTCGTACTGCTTGTTTAAATTAGTAATCGAACTCTTGTATTGCTTAAGCTGTTCTTGTCTCGCTTCATCCTCTTTGCCTTCAGCTTTCAAACGTTTAATGTAGGCTTCAGACGATTCGTTTTGTAGCTTGTACTCTTTCTGGAGCTCTGCCAGTCCAGACCTATGATAATCTAGGCTATTCTTGGCTTGTCGTTGTTGATTTTCCAACGATGCCAAACGTGTCGTAGCTTGGTCAATTTGTTGTTGGTACTTAAGGTACTGCTCAGCGGTTTCAGCGGTGCTTCCTTTAAGTTGAGACTGTTCTTGTTTCAGTTTCTCAATTTTATGTTGTTGGTTTTGGATAGCATTACCCAAACCATCGTACTTAGCTTGTGCTGCCCCCAGATAGTCACCAGCACTACGCATTTGGCTTTCTTGTGCCTTCCATGCGTTCGTAGAGCTATTGACTAACTGAGTTAATCGCTTAATCGAATTGGCAGCCTGTAGCGTATCTAAGGCAATTTCCGTGGACATGGTAGCTTGTACTTTTGCCATGTATTATTTTTCCTCCTTTCCTTAAAAATTAGAGTAAAGATGTTGGGTCGACCATTCTATCTTCTTCCTCTTTAGCATTTAAGATTTTCATTAGCTCATAATAGTCAGTGTCATAATACTGATCTAGTGTCCACCCAAAACCTTGAATCGACTTCTTAGCAATGATTTTCAAATCTTCAATGCGGTTTTCTAAATCAAAAATCTGTTCGCCTTTAGACTTTATTCTTTTGGGTCAACTTCACCAGCGGCGTTTTCAAGCTGTTCGTCCGTCAACCCGTACATATAACCTACCAATTTTTCAGAGATTTCTTGTGTGCGGACATTATCCAAATCAAGCAATTTGTCGTAGGCTTCATCATCCAAGTCTAGAATGGCACGAATGAAGCTGAGCATTTCTTTTAGCACGGTGTAGCTTGCTTGTGCTTGCTCTTGCGTGTCGCTATCTTCCATAGTGTCGCTGAGTTTCAACACGGCAAGTTGATATTCGTGCATGCGTAAAACGTTACGGTTGCTTGTAGTCACCTTGAAGGCTTTTTTGCTGATTTCTGGGATTTGAATAGTTCTGATTTCCATTTCTCTTTACTCCTTTTAACAAAAATAGAGGTCAGGCCATGAGCCCGACCTCTTGCGAATTATTTAGATTATCCACCGACTACTGGTGTACCAGTGAGCACATATCCGCCGAATACTTCTTTGAACATGTTAGCTTTATCGAAGTTAGATGCACCAGTGTAGTATTTCTTGTAAGGTTCACCACCGAACGCATCCGCTGACAAGGCATTGAATGTCATGTTGTCGTCTTGGCGAGTTTGGGCAGTATCAGTATCTGTCGCAACGTTTTGAGTTGATTCTTGCATGATACCGTTAGCGAAACCAAAGAATACTGAGTGTTTGCGGTCAAGTGTTTCAGATTCAATCAACACCGCTGTGTGTGGTTTTTCACCGTCCATCACATAACCACCCTTGCCGTCTGGTTTAAAACCAAGCATTTTTTGTTTGATTTCAAAATCAAGGTTGTTAAAGTCGAACGCTACAGTTGGTGAACCTGGTGCAATCATAACGTCTTGCACTGAGTTATTCCCAGGTACTTTAGTCGCTTGACCTTCCAAGTTAGAGATGTTAGCGGTACGAGTACCAAGCATCTTAGAGTCAACTTCAATCACGCCGTCTGTAGAAAGGCCATCATTGCCTTTAATGAGTTTTTGGGTTTTAGGGTCAACCAAAGCAAGGCGGACCATTTTCAAACCTACAATTGCCATATAGTAATATCTCCTTTGTTAAATTAATTTATCGAAAGCAACAAAAAAGACCGCCGTGATTTGCAATGTATCGGGGTCTATACTATGTTCTCTCATATCTGTAATTGAGTAGTGTTCAGATTTTAAGAACTTCAATAGTTCCATTTCAAAGGCTTCAATATCAAAATCAATATCAGCCTTGTAGAAAATCTGGACTTCTACTCTATCTGTTTTACTGAAAAAGGTATTATTCCCACTCAAATCAAGGGATGGATTGCTTTCAGTGAGCAAAACGATTGTCTTATCGGTGTTTTCTTCGAGTTCTTTGGGCAAGTTGTTTGCATATACTTCGCTTATTTCACCAAATTCTTTGCCGTCAATTAACTCTTTTAGTTTTACGGTTGCTAACACTTAATCACTTTCCTCCTTTCTTGCGAATGAGTTTTTCATATTCCTCTTTTTCTGCCAATAGCACCTTTTTCTGTACGGCGCTATCGTTTTGGACATTGGTAACGAAATGATCAGCACGGTATTTCTTCGTACCGTCATTTAATCGTCTAGCATTTTGGGCATGGTAATTATTTTTCCACCCTACTATTGCCACACCGTTCTTTCTGCCATCCGCATTCGTGGATTGGACAGATAAACTGTCAGCCATGTGCCCATACTTCAAATGTTTCTTGTTTGAGTAGTGTTTCTCTCTGGTAACTTCTTCCAGTTCCTTTTGAAACACCTTTGCGCCAGCGGTTGTGATTTTAGCTTGTTCCGCTGGTGTTAAGTCGCCAATGCTAGCGACTGTTTCAAGCCAGCCCTCTAGTGCTTCATCAAGCCCTACCATAGCTATCACCCAACTTTCTTATGCTTCCTAAGTGTCAGAAAGTCGTAGCGGTTAAGCCCAAAGTTTTCATTCGGACTAACACGCACGATATCATACTGAGTGCCATTTAGGACGGCGACTTGACCTTCAATCACTTTAGCATTGTGGCGGATAATAATAACTCGTGTATCGCTTTCGCCATTTTGCTGAGCTAAATACTCTTGATTGAGTGTGCGAGTGTGAGGTTTATAATGCAGCGTAAACTGTTTCACGAATTTTGGCACGCTCACACCCGTAAATTTATTGGGTGTGCTTTGGTATGTACCGAAATCAGCCTTGAAACGAAAGTCTGAGGGTAAATATCTAACTTTAGGCATTAGTCACCTCTTTCTTCACTATACGTTGCGTATAAGCCCCTTAATTGCCCGATTATGCTATTCAATGTGAGATTGATAGGATAAGTCACCGTGTCAGTTAAAGCCACCCTATAGGTGAAATATGAGCTTGTGAGGGCTATTACAGCCGTGTCAAACAAAGATTCTACACTGTTAAGGTCATAGAATTTCTGATCACTACCGACTGCATTGATAATGTACTGTTGAGCCGATTCAATGTAAGCTGGAATGAGTGCAGTGTCGTCTGTCTCATCCAGATTGAGGGTCTGCATGATGGTTTCCTTAGATACACTCATTGCTTACCTCCTAAATTAAACTCCTGGAGTGAGATTAGCTTTTTGGTCAGCGATTGCTTTGAATGACGCCGGCACAAACGCTTCTTCATCAGTTTTAACAACGTCGAAACGGTCAATAACACGTACTTTAGTAGTGTCAGTTTCGAACGCACCACCACCGATGTTTGTTGACAACAATGACAAGTGTTGACGGTCAAAGAGTGTTACCGCCTGTTTCAAGTCACCAAAGTACAACGGCATAGCTCCTGCTGCACCATTAGCAAGCCAACGGTCAGATACTTCTTTAACTGCGAAACCATCGATTGAGTATCCAGTTGGTGATTTCACATCACGTTCCATGAGGTAGTCACCCATTGCATTCTTAACTTTCTTAAGGGCAGTGAAGCCTGAAGTGTTTGTCAAGAAGAATGATGTTTGTTTAATCGCTGGGTCAACTTTAGCTTCGAGATCAATGATGTCATCCCATTTAGCCAATGTTGGTTTAGTTGGAAGTGTTGCGATAACTTCCAAGATAGCTTTGTTGCGAGTAACAACAACTTTTTTCGCAATCCAACCAGACAACCATGCAAGGATATTTTCGGCAGAATCAGCAAGCAAGCTGTTTGTTACTGTTGAGATACCTGCATAGCGTTTGATAGCGTAGCGGATAAGAGAAAGTTTTGGATCGTCATTAGCACCGATTTGTCCAGCTTCATCATCGAGTTTAGAAAGACCAGTAATTTCAGCCCATTTTTCGTAAACACGAGAACCAGTAAGAGTAGTTACGTTTTCAACATTTACATACTCTTGCAATGAGTCGTATTGACGAACCAATGTATTAATAGCAGTACGAATATCTTGTGGGATAGTCAAGCCAGCGTCAGCACCAGTTCCGTCTGTTTTAGAATCAAGCAAGTTTTGGTAACGACCACGAACAAGGTTTTTAAAGTCTTTAACGAAATTAGCTTTAACTTCTTCTTCGTTTTCAGTCAATGGTTTCTTGTCTTCTTCAGTCATGTTAGCTACTTCGCTAGCACGAGCTTCAGTGTATTGTTCTTTGAACATATCACGCTTCATTTTTGCAGTGTCACGTTCGTTTTTGATGGCTTGCAATTCTTCAGCGGTAACTGAATCATCAAGCATAGCTACGTTAAGTTTTTCATTAAGATTTTCGACCTTGTCGCCTTGAGCAACCCAAAGGTCATGCAATTCATTTGATGTCTTCATCAATCATCTTCCTTTCATTTTTCAAGTAAAATAGCCAATTTCTGCTCACGCAAAGTATTGATCTTAGGTGTCGCAATCATATTCTTAAATTTAGTGATTGCTGATTTGCTTGGTAGTTGATGTACGGCATTCGTAACCATGATTTCTTCTTCATCATTCTCGAAGAACATGATTTCGTCCGCAAAACCTTTATCAACGGCAGTTTTAGCATTAAGCCATGTCTCTTTAGCCATGAGATCAAGTAATTCTGGTTGTTTAAGACCAGTTTTCATCTCATAAGCCAAAGCAATAGATTCATCAATACTATTAAGCACCGCTGATTGATGCTCTAGGTCGTCGCTATTACCAACGATACCAGTGGATGCCTTGTGAATCATGATATGTGCTGTTGGACTGATACGCACGGTATCGCCTGCCATAGAAATGACACTCGCAGCACTAGCCGCAAGCCCTTGCACATTAACCACAATACGCTTGCCACTTGCCTTAAGCATTGTATAGATTTCGCTAGCTGCAAACACATCACCACCATTGGACGCTATATTAAGCGTGATTTCTTCGTCTTCATCGTTAGCAATGGCATCTTGTACCAGTTTAGGATAGGTGCTAGACATACCAAAGTATTCATAGAAAGCACCAGCATCATCACTTACAATATCGCCTTTAATGTCAATCTTGCCCATTTATCTCACCTCCTTTCAATGTGGTTCGGTTAGGGTTTTTACCCTCTGGCAACTCTTTTGGCAGAATTTCAGCTTGTTGCAAAATATACAAGCCTTGATTCTGTGCGAGTGTGCCACTTTTAACCATGCTATTGATACGGCTGATATAGTTAGCACCAGTCGGGTCAACCGCTGGGAAAATATCCGCATCCACATCACACGAAAGTTTTTGAGACAATTCACTGAGAAATGGTCTTAAGTAACGTGCAACTGCCTTAGAATACACGTTCGAACTCATTTCTAGTGACGATTGTTGGTCTCCTTGTCCACCGACTACGTTTTCTGGGATACCGTAGACCTTGGCAAATTGTCCGGTCGTCCAGTCCGCTTGCTTAAGTAGTTGGGCGACGTTGGATTTAATTTCAAGAGGTGTGAAGTCCTCTAAATCATCCAGTACCAACGGACCGCCTTGCATTTGCTTCATTGCTTGCCGTGAACGTGAAACCTTGGTTTTGAAATCGAGCAAACCACCGCCCTTAATCTTCAAAATACCATTGGCATTTAGAGCGTTCTTAAGAGAGCTAAGCGTTAGCTTATCACTAGCTTTTTGAATATCCAATTCTCTACCAAGAGCCATCAACGGACTTACGCTTGTCAACCCACCATCAACGGATAGCAATCTGAAGTGTAAGATGTCGCTTTGTGGAACGTGTTGTTTTGGTGGGATGCGTGGGTCATCGAATGTGATGTTGTAATAAAGACCATTCTGATTGTCCAATCGGTTGAAAGAGACTTGAGATGGTCTTAAATACTCCCACTTCATATCACGCCCATTGTCATTACGCCATCGATATGCAAAGGCTTCACCACCCAAGAGCATTTGAGCAAAGATAGACTGGTAAAAGTTAAATCGGTTAGCGTTGTTTGACGGGTTGTCCACGATACCTTGTAACTGTTTTCGGCTGGTTGTTAGCTTAGCAGTCGCAAGGTCATTAGATAGCTGACTGATAATAGAGAATAAATCCGAGTTCTTAAGAGCAGTTTCAGCCGAAACCCACTCACTACCGTTTAAAGTAGCTAAAAACTCTGGATCAGTGATATCAAAAAAGCCCCCTTGATTGCTCGGTGGGCTTTCGGTTGCTAAATTAAATATCGGCAATTATTATCACCTCCTTTCTAGCCTTTCTTAGCGGCTAGCTCACTAATTAAACCTGCCAATACGAATGTAATGGTCATGCTGATACCAAACCACACGTAACCGAGGTTATAAGTGGTTAAATTAAGCGAAATTGCAGCTAAAATGAACATCAAAATGTCAAAAATAGCCCAAATCGCCTTAAAAAACTTCAAAATCATGTATTAATACTCCTCTAGTAGCCCACTATCTGGGTTTTTCAACCAGTTTAGGACGGCTTCTTGACTCATGTGTTCGACCTTCCACGTTGGATTGTTAGTGATGGCGTAATCTTCAAACGCATACATACCATCATAAAACGCATCGATAAGAGCATCCACGACGTCGATTTTATAAGTGGATTTCATCTTGTCTACTTGAATACCGATGTTATCCTCTTTAATTACCGCATTTATCAAGGCTTTTCGCATGATTTCATCATCAAGCCGAGTGATGTTGCCTTCGATAAAGAGCGTTTGAAGGAATTTTGTCGGGTCTTTCAGCTCACTTGTCCGTTGTCTAATCGGCATGAGTGGGAAACTTGTGTTAGATTCCAAGGCTTTGATAATCTTAGATACCATCATGGCATCATAGCCGAAGAAGACCACATCAAGCTGATTATCTTCCACATACTCACAAAACCAGCGGTAAACTTCCTCTGGATTGATTAGTCCTTGTGGGTGACTGGTAATCGTACAAAAGCCCTTGGTTTCCAAGTCCCGATAGTTGACACCATCTTGTTTTTCTTTGGCTTCTAACGAGCCCGCTTGTTGCCAGGGAATGAAACTATGTTGTTCGATGTGCCATTTCTGACTGCCATCTTCAGCAACGTAGGGGTAAACGAAACCAATTGCGGTATTATCACTAAACATTGAAGCATCAAGCCCGACATAGACACGTCTACCACGTATATCAAAATCAGAAATGACTGAGCGGTCGATGTCCTCCAATTTTAAGAAGCTGTTTTCGTCTTGTTCGCCCCATAAGTTCATGTTCTTGATTAAGAAATCATTTATATTACCAGAAAGTAAGTCTGCGTCTCGCTTATCCATAAGCCCTTTTAAAAGCGTGTCGTGTTCGCTTTCAAGGTCTAGCAAGGGGTTTGACTTGCTCCATGTTTCAGGCATATAAATCTCATCTATGCTATCTTGCGACCAGACAAGGCAAAGCTGGGTATCCCCCGCCCTGTCGTCACGTTCCATGATGCTTTGCATTGTCCGTTCATCGTGCCTTAATGGTGAAGTTGGGTTAGGATAAGCGGTGGAAATCTGAATAAATTGGCGGTTTGGAATTTTAACTTGTCCAGAAACGATTTTTGAAATGCTTGTGCGGTCTTTTAAGTCACCCGACTCGTCCATAATCGCATTAGTCAAGTAAAGTGGAATCCATCATAGTTACCACTTTCTGAAGATATAGCCCTCAAAACATTGTTATTAGCTCTCGTGATGACTTGTTCTGACTGAATAGACAAGTCCAACTCTTCAGCAAGCGATTTAAAGGGCTCTTTAGTGATTATCTGTTTGAGCATATTCTTGATATAGCCCATCAGCTTCATTGTCTGTTTAAAGTTGATTGAGCTTACCAGATAATCTTGGTTAGATAGCCCAAGTCCTTCGAAAAGATAAGAGAAACACATGGAAATAGCTTGTATGTATGTTTTCCCTTGACTACGACCGACAGATACAATGACCTGTGAGAAGCGTTTGCCACCCGTTTCATTGCGCCAGCCAAAACACTGACTTAGTAGAAATTCCTGCCACGGCATAAGTGCCGTTGGCTGTCCCGTGTCAACGTTTGGACAGATTTTAGCGAACTTTAACACCTTACCAGCTTCTGCTAGGTCATAGTGATAAGGAAAATCAAACTTCCCTTGATGTTTTAAGTCTCGCAAGTGCCTTAAGCAAGCAAGCTTTATCATGTAACCTGCTTGCGTTTTCCCATCCATAACAGAAAAAGCATATTTAGTTCCTGGGTCTTTGTATTTTTCTCTAACTTCCGAAAAGTCGCTATCTTGATATATCTTTGTTATCGTTTTATTCGTTACTTGTTTAGTTTCCACTTTAAAAATCACCCCCTTTCTAATAAAAAAAGAACAATTAAAATAATTGCTCTAATTTTGTTTCTATGTCGTCGTAATACTTTATTCTGATAAGAGTAATACTTTTGCTTTTACAATAGTTATTTTTTATTTCGTCCCTTTTCTTTTGGATTTTAAACGCTTTAGCTCCGCCCCACCTTTCAACTGGTCGGTCGTGTTGTTCGCCATCAAACTCAATCAACGTGTTCATTGTTGGCAAATAAAAATCAAAAGGTAAAGGCTTTTTGTATCGGCAATCATCAAACCTGACCTGCTCCTCAAAAAATACGCCTTTTGACAGCAAGAATTCTTTAACTCTACGTTCTCCACGATATTCATTACATTTTTTACATCTTACTCCGTTTTTAAAATTATGTGGAGTAACCAAAAAAGTGCCGTTGCAAAGTTTATGTTTTACTAATATTGGTTCGGTTGATTTTGTATATTCACCGATAACGACGTATTCATCGTGACAGTTTTTGTCTATAAACCTTTGGAAATCAGTCTTGCACGAAATTCTATCGTCTGTCTTTGTCAAAGAAATTTCATCCAGCTTTTTAAGGCTGATTGCTCTTTTTTCACACTCACAATAACCACCGTCTTGGCGTAATGTTTCGTAACATATTTGATAAGTGTTTCCACACTTTTTATGTTTGATTGTTATGTTGCCTTTTGAATTTTTATATCCACCAATATAATCATACTCATCTCCCAACATTTTATTTACTTTGCTTTGAATATCTTTGCTCTTATATGTCCTTTGTTCTTTCAACTTATTTTGTCGGCACTCAGGACATCCTTTGCCTCTTAATAAGTTATCTGGACTTATTTTGTATTTATGGCCACATTTCTTATTCAACACTTCAATTTTCGTTTTTGCATTGCTATATTTTTCTAAAATATCATATCCACCACAAAATCTTTCGTGGACTTGTTCCAAAAAAATATCATTTGTCTTATTTTTTCCAGCGCAATAAGGGCAAGCTTGGCCTCTAAGTAAATGGGTAGGCGTGTTTTTCCAAACCTCCCCACACGTACAACATTTCAACCTCACTTTTTCTCTAGCAAACTTATATTCAGAAATGACTTCATATTTTCCACCGTTGACAGCTTTTATTTCTTTAATGAATTCTTTGTGTGTCTTCCGTCTGCTCATTCTTTCGCTCTTTTCTATATTGTATTCGCTTAACTTTACAATATAATTATAGCATATCCTCTTTACAATGCAATACTTTTATTGTATTATATTAAAAAAGGAGGTTGCCATGGCAAAAAAACGTATGACGTTCACGCTCGACGAAGAGCTGTTGGCTAAACTAAAAGAGACATCAGAAGAAACAATGATACCGCAAGCTAAGATAGTTCAAAAAGCTATCGAAAAACAACTAAAAGAGATGGGGAAATAAAAACCTCACCTCTTTTTTTAACTATTCAAAAATTCTTTCATCATTTCAGTTGTTGACTTTTCTGGTTTGCTACTATCAGCAATCGTTAGCAACTCTGCCCTTCCTTTAGGCGTTAGACCTAGTTGCATGGCTATCTGATTCAGTGTAGTTGTTGCATCTTTCATTGTGGCGACTGCTGGATTCTTTTTAAAACCAAGGGACTGTTCGCCTAAAATCTCACCAGACCCTTGAGCTTGAATTGGCTTTGTGATTTCTTGCTGGATGCCGTTTAGCTTGATATCTTCGTAAGCAAGCTTGTAGATTTCGTAGTTAGTGCAGTAGGATTCGACCAAGAATGTATCTATGCGCTCGACCTTGCCTGTTCCTTCTAAAAACGGAACGACTTTGCGCCAAACCTCCCTAGCTACCTGTCCTAGATAGTTTGGGGGGTCACTCGGTAAACGCCCTTTATTTTGTTTATAAAATGGATTTTTAACCAAGTGCACCTCACCTCCTTCTAGTTCATTTTGACACCTTTTAAAAATCTGAAAAACCGGTGCCCGACATAAGAAAACACCTTGTGGCGGCTCTCCTTGGCACGAGAAGGGGGCGGGGGTCAATTTTAAATCGTCTCGAGGGTTATTATACCACCCTTATTCTAAAATCGCGCTATGGGCTTATTAGAGGGGTTTAACGACGTCCTCTTTTTTGCGGGCTATTAAATCCGCCCACGTTGCCACGGAAAGTCGTAGCTCGGTGTTCTGTTTCGTTCTATTTTGACCAGTACCATAGATTTCTTGTTCCAAGGTACGTTTTGTATTATCGCAGCTCCTACACGTTGCTACCACGTTTGAAATTTCAGTTCTAAGTTCTGGAGCTATTTCAACGGGTGTTACGTGGTCGCCTATACGTGCGTCTGGTGTGGTCACACCCAACGCTAGACAGTACTGACACAGATAGTTGTCACGTTCTAGTGCAATCTTACGAATGGATGACCAAGTCTTTGAGCGATAGAATGCGTAGCGTTCCTTACTCTCATCGTCTCGGTTCCTTACTCGTGTGTTGTATCTTGTGCGTGAGTATCTCTGTCTTTCCTCAGTGTATGCTGCTTCCATACTGCTATGTTTACTACAGTAATGTAATGGCCTCTCTGTTAGAGCATGGCATCCCTCTGCCCTACATCTTCTAACCATCGGCATGGGTACACCTCCTCTCAGATAAACTAAAAGAGAACACCACTGTGTCCTCTTGATTCGATAATACTATATTACCACGTTGATAGTATGATGCACTATAGATTGGTATAGACCACTACAAATTAGTCCAAATACTTCTCAGCTTGTCTTAACTTAACATAGTATGTAGCTTTACTAAAGCCCATACGGTCACATATCTGCCAGATATCTAGCTGGTCTATATATACCATCTGGAGTAGGGAGCGTGCATCTATATCCCCCACCTCTGCGATTTGACGGCGGAAGTCTAGCTTTTGCTTGATAGCTTCAGCCGTGAAACGTTCCACTTCCTCCCTAGCCGTCATTAGTTCCACATAGATATCATCCTTGCCCTTACGTTTACCACCTTGCACCATGTCTGTTTGCATAGCACCAGCCGTAACTTTAAGGGCTTGTGATTCTAAGCGTTTAATCTGTTCTATCTGACTGTCAATGTACCTGTCTAATGCCTTAATCTTTTGCAGCCGTTCCACTGTTCTCATAAATTAGATTCCTTTATGGTATAATAATATTAGCGTTTGGATAGGCCTAGGCATTAGTCTGGGTCTTTTTTTGTTTACAAGAATAAAGAAGGATTAGGTTACCACCTCCCATGCCTTAGATTTAGTCTTGCCACCAGTAATGCAAGACTAGGTCTAAATGAAATAAAAAAGGATTCCTCGATTCTATAACTTATTATTTACTGGATTTTTGGTGTCAAGGTCTGTCAGCTCGACGGTGTTAAAAAAGTGTCTCTTGGATATTTTGACAGACAATAGCTAGCGAGGGAATCGAACCCTCGTAAACAATTCTAGCTACACGCCTAGTGCGTAGGCTGTATAAAGGGCTTTTTCTAACCGTGGTCTTCTCACGACCTACCTTGCCTTTGTTACGATATTTAAGAATGATGCGATCAACTTCATCATCCAACCTCTCGCTCCACTCGTAGTTATTGAAAACAAAATCAACAATTTCGCTGAATAGCTCTCTCGAAAGTAGCCCTTCCATTTGAATTGCTTTCAAAGGCGTTAGGGTGGCTTTCTCCGCATAGCACAGATTGAGGGCGTTTTGGGTTCGGTTAGCATTTTTCTGGTCGCAGTCCTTAACGTCTCTAATATAGCTGTTTAGGTTGTTAGGGTGTTCCTTGCGTAGTTCTTCCACTTCCTCTTGGAATCGCTTGAATAAGTATTCTGGCAGTCCTGCGTTGATTTTATCCAAAACCGGTTTAGTGGTTTTGCCTCTTGTGTAATTAGTAGACAGATAATCTTGAAGGTCGTTGAATAGTTCATCGGAGATAATGCCTTCTAACCTGTCGACTGTCTGGGGCGATATCCTCGCACGCTCCGTGACTGCGTTGTTAAGAGCTTGATAAATGACAACTGCTTGCCTTTTATCACACTGTCTAACATCTTGAAAGAACTGTTTATAAGAGCCTTTTTTGTGTGTTTGTCTAAGTGCTGCATGTTCACTGACTAAGCGTTGATATAATTCCTCGGTCAGTCCGGAATATTGGTATGTTTTACTCATGAGCTCACCTCTGCTAGCTCTGGATTTGTGTGTATGTTTCCGATAATTTCGACTTCGAAGATATCCGTGTTAAACAAATCATATAGAGGGGTTTCTTCAACTTTTCTTTTTGTCTCTTTAGAAACAAACATTGCCTTGTCTTCGTTGAAAGATACAACTTCCAACCAGCTTGATAGATTGGTTACTTTAAGAATATCCCCTTCGAAGATTTCTCTCTCACTCTTATCTCTCAAGCCCGTCGATTGCATTAAGACAATGCCATCGAAATCGTAGTAGTCTAAATCTCGACTATCTGGCAATCCTTGCTCAAAATAGATTGTTTGCACACAAATACTCTTATCCTCGAAATTGATAGCAATAATATCGTCAGCTTCGTACATCGTTTTATGGATTTTATCCCACGCTCTGAATCTTGGAATCATTGTCCTCTCTCCTTCAAATAGCTAGGGATATCATCCCCGACATTCACTTGGTCATACTGCTCCTTGCTGACAAGAAATTTACCGTAAGCTCCACAATCAATAGTGTAGAGCTTACCGACCATAGATTTTCCAGTAACCTTGCCGTGCAATTCCACCGCATTATCTGCCTTGTGAATTACCACGGTCTCGATAGGTCGATTGACTACTCGCAGTACAGTAGTTACGTTAATTGCTAGTGATACCATGAGCAGCACTGTAGCAATAGCTAGGTCGTTATAAATCACTTTCTTTAACGAACGTCCCATTAATCATTTTTCCCTTTCTATTCTTAATTTCTTCATACGCGATACCCAAACACTCAGTCACATCAAGGTCTAACTGGTGTGCTAGCACGATAATTGTTACTAGCGTGTCACCGATGGCATCCTTCAACGCTGCTTGTGGCTCAGTGAATTTCGTCGGTTTCAAGAGGACATCCCGAATTTCTCCGACTTCTTCCGTGACTCGCATCCACTGAATATTAGGGTCAGCTTGTTTTAAATTGCGTTCGTCCGCCCAATGGTTGATTTTAGTGATTAGATTGTTCATCTTCCCCCCTCTTCCTTCATGTCATCCGCTAAATGTCCTATAATTAATGATGCTCCAAGTTTTATAAGATCATCATGCGAAAGATGTGTAAGATTCTCTTTTTTTTAGTAATTTCCTACTCATCCTCCACCTCTTTCACATTCTCGATTTCAAACTCGACATTTTCTAGCACTAAATTATTTTGAAAATCTCTGAAAGCTTCGATTGCGTCTGCATCTTCGGGACTGTATATAGACACTTCTTCAAGAAAATCGTCAATATCCGTGGTGCAAACGCCATACTCTGTACGTTCGTGAATTATTTCTGCTTCCAAAACGTCGTAACATGCAGTGTAGCTAATTTCGTTAGTAGTGTATTTATAATTTTTAATCTTCATCACTCTACCTCTTTCACTTCAACGCCTGGGCAATCGAATACCCACCCGAAACCGTTAGCTTCAAGTTCTTTGCGGGTGTGGGCCACTCGAAACTGATGTGTCTCCTGTCTGCTATTGATATACCAATTGCCGTCAATCTCGTGATTCAAAT